AAGGCTCTTCGCGCTACGTCGGCACCCCCGACATCGTCGCGTCGAACTTCGTGCTGGCTGAGGGCGTCACGCCCAACAGCAACACCATCTCGTTCCAGGACGTGTCGGTGCAGCTGCAGCAGTACGGTGTGTTGTTCAAGTACAGCTCGAAGGTCGAGCAACTGTACGAAGACGACATCCCCGGCGAGATGGTCAAGCTGACCGGCGAGACCCTGGCCGAAGTGATGGAGATGGTTCGCTACGGCGTTCTGAAGGCTGGCTCCACGGTGATCTACACCAACGGCTCTAGCCGCTCGGCTATCAACACCGCCATCAGCCTGAACGCACTGCGCAAAGCAGCTCGTACCCTTGAGTCCAACCGCTCGCGTCGCGTGACCTCGCGTCTGGCCCCTGGCGTGAACTTCGCCACCCGTGCCGTGCAGCCCGCGTTCATCGTGTTCTGCCACACGGATGCTGTGTCCGACGTGCGTAATCTGCCGGGCTTCACCCGCGTGGAAGAGTACGGCTCGTACAAGCCCATCCACGATCGCGAGATCGGTGCATGCGAAGACTTCCGCTTCATCAGCTCCCCGCTGCTGAAGTCCTTCGCCGCTGCCGGCTCCAGCACGCTGAACGGCATGCTGTCGGTGGGCGCCTCGAACGTCGACGTGTACCCCTTCATCATCATCGGTGAGGACTGCTGGGGTCAGGTCGCGCTCAAGGGCATGTCGGCCATCAAGCCGATCGTGCTCAAGGCCAGCCAGACCAACCACGCCAACCCGCTGGGCCAGTTCGGCTACGTGGGCGCGTCTACGTGGTTCGCCACCGTGCGCTTGAACGACGCCTTCATGGCTCGTATCGAGGCCGGTGTGACCGCTCTGTGATGACCTGGGCCGGGGCAACCCGGCCCATCAACCTGAAAGGATCACACCATGCCCGCTGAAAGCGTATCGCAACGCATCGCCCATATCCCCGACGGCCTGACCGAACAAGAACTGCGCGCACTGCTCGCAGCTCTGGTCAACGGCCTGCAGGTGATCATGGCCAAACTCGACGCGGATTCCGGTGTCGGTGACACCAACTACGCCGCGACCTTCGCTGAATACATCACGGACTGAAAGGAACCACCATGTCCTACAACATCGAGCAGATCAACAGCGGCTCCGTGTCGCTGACCGCCGCCGGCCTCGCCGAAGGCACCAACGCCAACACCTACAAGACCGTCAACACGCTGACCTACACCAGCAATGGCGTGTTCAAGTCCAAGAACGCTACCGACAACGTCGCATTCAGCGCCGGTCTCGGCACGGTGCCGCCCTCCAGCGCCGCCCTGTACGCCGTGTGGATCGACGGTGCCGGCAACTTCAGCAACACCCGCGGCCCGGTCGTGGCTGCTGGCGAGCCCTGCCCGGTGCCCGGTGCCCCGGCTGGTGACGTGGCTCTGGTCGGCCTGATCAAGGTCACGACCAACAGCTCGACCACGTTCACCCCCGGCTCCACGGATCTGGGCGCCGCTGGCGTGACCGACGTCTTCTCGGACTGCATGGTCATGCCGGGCACCGCCCAGTAAGTTGCCATCCTCTTCTCAGAGGTTTCACGGGCCACCTTCGGGTGGCCCGTGTTTTTGGCGCGTTCGATTTCCAAACCCAACAGGAGAAAAGCGATGGCAAGAAAAGAAGCTACCCCTGGCGTCGAGATCATTGATGACGCCCCGGTCGTAGAGACCGTGGCTGAGTCGACCGACTTCCGCGAGCTCGCGGCCAGCGAAGCATTCATGAACGAATTCGTGACGGTGTTGGTGCATGCCACCACCGATGAGAACCAAGCCCCGCACGTCATCGTCAACTGCAACGGCACAAACCAGCCGATCGTGCGTGGCTACCCGACGAAGGTGCGGCGCAAGTACGTCGAGATCTTGGCTCGCATGAAAGAGACCAAGTACACGCAGTACACGCCCAACCCGGCCGCACCGGACGTCACCGAGATGCGCGCTCGCCACGGACTGGCCTACCCCTTCGATCTGGTTGATGACTCCAACCCGAAGGGCCGCGCGTGGCTGCAGAACGTGTTGGCTGAGCCTGCCTGACCAGGAGTGCCTGAGTGAACTTTCTTCAGCTCATCAACCGCGCGCGGGTGGAGTGTGGCGCCTCGGGCGCCAGCACTCCGCTGACGACGGCGCAGGGCCTGACCGGCGAATCCGCGCGGTTCGCCAGCTGGGTCAACAGCGCCTGGGTTGATGTGCAGACGGCGAAGGAAGACTGGCAGTGGATGCGTGAGCCCTTCCAGTTCAACACGGTCACTCAGCAGCAGGTCTACACCGCCGCCCAGGCGGGGGTGGGCAGCACGTTCGGCAACTGGAAGCGCGACAGCTTCCGCTGCTCGTCGGTCGGACAGAACTATCGCGACGAGCAGCTGCTGAACTACATGGACTTCACGACGTTCCGCAACCTGTACCAGTACGGGAACATGCGGACGACCTACGCCCGTCCGGTGGTGGTGTCGATTACGCCGGACAAGGATCTGGCCTTCGGCTCGATCCCGGACCAGCCCTACGTGATCGTCGGCGAGTACTACGTCAAGCCGACCGAGTTCTCGGCCGACACTGACGCACCGTCTCCGTACTTCCCGGACCGGTTCCACATGATGATCGTCTACCGGGCAATGATGTTCTACGGCGGCTACGAGGCTGCGCCCGAGGTCTACGCACGCGGCGAGACCGAATTCAAGCGGCTGATGAATCGACTCGACATCGACCAGCTGCCCACCACCGTGAGCGGGCCACCCCTGGCTTGAAGGAGCCGACGTGCCGCTCAAGACGCCGCCCGTTCAATACGACCTGATCCGACTGGCCGGAGGCCTGGATCAAGTCACCCCGACGCTTTCGCTGCCCCCGGGCTACGTGCGTCGCGCGGCGAACTTCGAGTGCTCGATCACGGGCGGCTACTCCCGCGTCGGGGGCTACGAGCGGTTCGATGGCCGGCCGAGTCCTTCGGCGGCGGTCTACAACCTGCTGGACTGCACGCTGACCGGCGCAGTCGCCGTTGGCGACACGATCACCGGGCAGACGTCTGCGGCGACCGCAAAGGTCATTGCGCTGGCAAGTGGCAACGTGATCGTCACCCGCGAGGTCGGCGTGCTGCTGACCGGCGAGGGCATCCGCGTTGGCGCAACACCCGTCGGCACGATCGACGAGGTGGTCGGCGTATCAGCCGACGGCCTGCTGGATGCGACCTACAAGGCGCTGGCCGCCAACGAGTACCGGTCTTCGATCCAGGCGGTGCCGGGCACCGGCTCGATCCTGGGCGTGGCCTTCTACAACGGCAAGGTCTACGCATGGCGTGCGAACGCGGGAAACACCGCGGTCGACATGTACGTCTCGGGTACGAGCGGCTGGACCAAGATCAACTTTCAGAAGGAGCTGCCGTTCAACACGGGCAGCTCTGCAATCACTGTTGGCCAGACGGTCACCGGCGCCACGAGCGGCGCCACCGGCGTCGTGTCGCGGGTGGTCATTGAAGACGGCGCCTGGAGCTCGGGCGACGCCCAGGGTCGGCTGATCCTCTCGAGCACGACCGGCACCTTCCAGAACGCAGAGAACTTGCAGGTCTCTGCGGTCAACCGTGCGGTGTGCGCGGGTGCAGCCACGCAGATCTCCTTTGCCCTGGGCGGTCGGTTCGAGACCGTCATCGCCAACTTCGGCGGTGGCACGGCCAACTACAGGCTCTACGGGTGCGACGGCGTCAATCGCGCGTTCGAGTTCGACGGCACGCTGCTGGTGCCGATCAACAGCACGATGCCGGTCGACACACCCAAGCACATCGCTTTCCACAAGCAGCACCTGTTCTTGTCGTTCGGTGCGTCGCTGCAGTTCTCCGCGCTGGGGGATCCGCACCAGTGGAACCCGATCCTGGGCGCAGGCGAACTGGCGATGAATGCCGAGATCACGAACCTGATCCCGCTGCCGGGCGACCAGTCTTCGGGCGCGCTGGGTGTGTACACCCGCAACGACACCTCGGTGCTGTACGGCACGAGCTCGGCCAACTTCGCACTGTC